TGGAAGCCGTCTTTGATCTTGATCCCTTCGCGCGCTGCTATGATCTCATGGCTCAGTTCGGCGTGACGATGTGCGTCGTTGAGCAGCTGCCGAACGTCAATGATGCCCGCAAATTCGCGAACAAGTTCCGCGGCCGCGTGTTCCTGGCCGGCTATGCTGAGCTCAAAGACGACATGATGATTTGGGGCGATGATCTGTCGAAGAGCGATCGTCGCACCGCAGAGGAGGACCGGACCCGTTATACGGTGACCCTCAACCAATACAAGGTCATGCAGACTGCCCTTTTTCGGATCAAGAATCAGGTTTGCCTTTTCCCCGATCCTTCATTGCTCGCCCAGGACGTCATCGAGAGCGGCGAGCGGCGCCGTATCCTCATCCTCAAGGATTGGGTGTTTCACCATTTCACGAAAACTGCCCTTGTCGTCGAAGAGAATGAGAAGACCGGTAAGTTTCGTCCCAAGGTCAAGAAGGTCGGAATTGATCCGCATTTTGCTTTTGCAAACATGCTCTGCGATGTCGCATGGGCACGCCTACATGGAACGGGAATGATCATGATCCCAGAAATCGGGGGCGCTTCTGGCTCGGGCCATTCTGAGGCGGCGCACGACGCGCAGAAGAAGGTCTCTGAAATGCCGGGCATCCCCAAGGGCATCGTCAAAATGATGGACGTCCCAGATGGGACCTGCGGCCGCTGCTCGTCATTTGACGGGGGGTTCTGCACTATGCGGAGCTTCACGGTTAAGGCGGCCGATCCAGGGTGCCCCCTCTATGATCCGGCTGCGCCTGGCTGACGGCTGGCGGCCAGTCGTGACGACACGCTCCGACTATGGCCGAAACTGCGCACGAAATTGCTTTCAACCCGTCGGCGCCTGTCAGCGAGCGTTTTGACGCTCAGGCGGAGCTGAACACCATCTATCGGCCGCTGGCATCGTCCCTGCAGCAGGGGGATGACATCGTCAGCTTTGTCCGTGGGTTGGAGGAAGACGCCTTCGTGATGAAGGCTGCCAGCAGCGGGACATCGCTTTCCGAATATCCGGGCAGGTTCGCTCCGCCGCCGGCGCGCGGCATGCGGTCGGTCACCGTCGACGAGATGCAGGTCTTCGCGAACGGCGAGTATTACGAAAAGCAAACCCCCATCGGGTTCGATGGGCTGCGCGCCATGGTCGAGCAGGTGCCGATCTTGAGCGCCGTCGTCATGACCCGCGTCCGCCAGGTCAACCGTTTCTGCTCAATATCCGAGGATGGCGGCCCAGGGTTTGAGATCCGCCATATCGACCGCAAGCACAAACTACAAGGCAGTGAGGCGACTGAGGCAAAGGAACTTGCTCGGTTCTTCCAGAATTGTGGCTGGGAATTCAGTCCGCGGCGCCGCAAAGCGCTGAAGCGCGACAATTTCGCCGGCTTTATGGCCAAGAGCCTGCGTGACAGCCTGTCGATGGACTCGGCGCCGATCGAGACTGAGGTCAAACGAGACCGCAACAAAGGCATCGATGGCTTCTATGCGGTCGACGGCAGCACGATCCGGCTTTGCTCGGAAGATGGCTATGACGGCGATGACCAGATTTTCGCCCTCCAGGTGGTCATGGGCCGCGTTGCAACGGCCTATACCCATGAGCAGCTCGTCTATGAGGTGCGCAACCCGCGTGCCGATGTGCGCCTGGCCGGCTATGGCCTGGGCGAGCCTGAGTTGCTGGTCAAGATCGTCACGGGCTTCCTGAACGCTCTGACGCACAATCTGAAGGGCCTCGACGAAAACGCCATCCCCAAGGGGCTTCTGCACCTGTCCGGAGCCTACAGCGCGGAAGACCTCTCAGCGTTCAAAAGATATTGGAACGCCATGGTTAAGGGCGTCAATAATTCTTGGACGCTTCCAGTAATGGTGTCGAGTGACCAAGAATCCAAGGCAACTTTCGAGAAGTTTGGTCTTGAATTCAATGAGATGTATTTCTCAAAATGGATGACGTTTCTTACCGCCATCACCTGCTCAATTTACGGCATGGACCCGGCGGAGATCAATTTTGAGAGCTTCTCCGATTCAAAATCATCTTTGTCTGGTGACGACACAGCTGAAAAGCTGACGGCTGCCAAGGACAAAGGGCTGCGGCCGCTGATGTCCTATTACGAGCAGACGTTCTCTGATTTCCTTGTTTCGGAATTCAATTCCGACCTCTGCTTTCGGTGGGTTGGCCTCGACGAGGAAGACCAGGACAAGCTTTTTGAAAAGCAGAAACTCGTCCTTCGGGTCGACGAGCTCCGCGCCGAGATAGGCTATGAGCCGGACGACAAATACGGGACAGCGCCGCTCAACCAGTCGCTGGTTGGCGCATGGATGGCTGAGCAGCAAGCCGCCATTCAGCCGCAGCAGCAGCAGGAAGGCGACTTTGGCCAGGTCGATGAACGCGATGTCGGGCAGGGCGGCCCCTCGCAGTCGCCCGGCGGTGCGCCGCAAGGTGCCGGCGGCGAATCGCCGCCCGGCGCCGGCCAAGGCGGCGAGTTCGGCGCCCCCGGTCAGGGTGAATTCGGCAAGGCCCTCAATATCTGGAGCATCGAGACCTCATGACCAGCATCACAATGGCGCCGCGTCTGCGGGGCGGCCGCAGTTGCCCCGTAACGGCCGCTGCACAGAAATTCTGCGAAGCCAATGAGAGCCGGCTGTTCGTCGGCATCACCGTTGTGGGCGCCGGCACGGTCTATCTCGGCTTTTCTGACAATGTGACGGCAGAAAACGGCTGGCCGATCACCGCCGCGACGCCTTTTCTGCCGCCAGTGCCGTTCTCTGATGAGATCTGGCTCATCACGACCGCGACCGCGACCGCGCTGCTGCTGGAGGGCTGAATGACCTGCGTCCCTTGCAAGCTTGCGAGCGCGCTTGCTCGCTACGGCCTCAATCTGCTCATTCTCGGGGATGTCGCGATCAATACCCTGATCGGTGGCAGCCCGCATGAGACCGTCAGTTCCTCGCTTGGTCGCGCGTTGCAAGCCGCCGCCGTCGCCGGCCGGCCGCCGCCACGGTTCATAGTCGGCTTTTGCCGCGTGCTCGGGTTCGTCTTTCGCAATCCGAACCACTGCATTGACGCCATCCTGCCGGAAGACAACATCGACACGATTGTGAAGCTGTGAAGCTTCCCAGCGCCGCCCCCGTGAAGCGGAAAGAGCTGAAGCCCGTCGAGGGGCTCGAGATCGGCGACCATGTCTATGCCAAGACGGATGTCGGGCTACAGGCTGTGCGCGTGCTGGCGCGCGGCAGGGACGGGTTCACGGCCGAATGCGAGCAGAAGAAGCGTCATAAGCTGCCCTGGGAGAGCTATCTAGGGCACCGGTCCCGCATGCTACAGAACTATGAGGTCGTCGATCAGGGTGCCGATGGCGCAATCCTGGAAGACGGCCGCGGGCGGCGGCGGTATCTGGCCGGCGAAATGCCAGAGCCCAGTGCGGCAAAGCCAAAGCCTGCTGAAGCGCACCTCAAAGATGATCCCCTCCTGGGCGGCATGAACCGCCTGAAGAAGGCGCTGCCGATGCTGCCTGACAATGCCCGTATCATCCTGCTGAAAGCAGCCGTGGCAAACCGGCCCGGCCTGTCCCTGCAGGCCAAGACGGACAAGGGCGGTCACCAGACGCATCGGTGGGTGCGCGCCGTGAAGGACCAGCCCAGCCCGGGAAAGACTGCTGCGCATCAGGATGAGGCGCATGCAGGCCTGATGCAGCATGGCGACACGGTCCAATTCCGCCACGGTGATGTGGCGGGCGAGGGAAAGATCGTCGCGTCAGGCCGGGATGGGGTGACGCTCCAGGACAAGGATGGAGCCACGCACCAGGTCAGGCACGAACATTTGGTCAAGCCTGAAGGGGTCGGGGCCAAGGCTGAGACCAGCGAAAAGGAGATCGGCAGCAATGGTGACGGCGGTAACGGCGGGGATGGTGGCGCTGGCAGCGGTGATGGTGGGAGCGGCTCTATTCCGCCGGATAAATTCGGGGCCGCTGAATTCGCCTCGAAATTCAACGATCCGAAGGTGACGCCGGAGGATATCCTCAAGAACTTTCCGCCGGACACGGCCGGGAAGATTGCGGAGACGAATGCCAAGCTCGCGCAGCTTAAATCGACGGATCAGGAGTTCAAGGTCAATGGTGAGTGGACCCCGGAGCGGGGCGCGCTGCACCAGAAGATCTTTGATGACATCCTGTCCGAAGAGCGGGTGCGCGCCGCCATGCCGGCCGAGGGTGAAGATCCGACGTTCATCATCCTCGGCGGCCGAGGCGGCTCCGGTAAGTCTTGGTTCAATGGAAAAGTCTTCGATCCGAGCAAGTTCATTGTGCTTGATGCCGACGAGATCAAGCAGAAACTGCCCGAATACGAAGGCTGGAATGCCGCTCAGGTGCATGAGGAATCCGGCGATATCTTCGACCGGATAACGGAGCGCGCGCAGGCGCTCGGCCTCAACCTTGTTCATGACGCCACGATGAAGACGGCGAAGAAGGCTGTTGCTCTGGTCCAGGGCTTCAAGGATGCCGGCTACCGCACGGAAGCCCATTACATGTACCTGCCGCCGCCGGAAGCCGCCAAGCGCGCGGTGAGCCGCTTCCTGGGCAAAACGCAACGCTTCGTGCCGCCTGGCATCGTGCTCGACAATACGACAAACGAGGGATCTTTCGACCAGGTCAAGGGCTTGGTTGATTCCTGGTCCTTCCGGGACAATAATGTAGGCAAGGGCGAAGAACCTCGCCTGATTTCGGAGAATGGAAGTGGAGCTCACTCCAGACAATCTGGACTATCCGGACAGCCGTCCGCTCAATCCGAACAGCTCGGTCAAGGTGAAGACTCCGGACTGGATGCAGAAGCTGATCGAGGAGCGGGAGGGCCGGAGAAAGGGCTCCGAAAAGCCTTCGACGGAGACGCCCGAATAATTTTCCTCAAGGCGCAAATTCCGTCCGGCGCGGCCGGAGATCTGTTCCCTGAAACCGTGGCTGTGAAGGGTCACCTCCGCTCGGACGGCAAATACGTCGCCCCATATCACGCCCAGCGCCACAAGCGGCCGGACGGTATACTGCGACATGATGCAGCAGCGACGGCTGATGCCCAAGGACAGAATCCCATCGTTGAGGTGCGGCAGCCGGCCGAAATTGACAGGAAGGTGAATAGGCTTGCCGAACGTCGCGACGGCGGCCCGAGCCCTGATGCCAAGCATTTCTACGTATCGGCCGTCGATGGGGCGAAGCGGTATCTCGTGGCGGGCCCCTATGATTCCCATGACGAGGCCAAGGGCCATGTCGAGCATGTGCGCAAGCATGCCGACGAACACGACCCGCGGGCGCATTTCATGGCATGGGGAACCGCCGGCAGCTCTGAACCGATCAAAACGCCCCTTGGCCAATGGAGGGCGCCGGCGTGACGGCTCTCCTCATCGATGTGGGGGACGTCCCGGACTGCACCTGCACGTCCATGTTCGATCACCTCTTCAAGTCCCTGTCCGAGGAACCGGATGGAACCGAAAGCCTGCTATGGTCGCCTCATGCAAACGAGTGGCTGCGCGCCCATGTGGAAGATATGACCGGCCGATTCCAGCGCATCCTGCAGGCGATTCAGGAGGCTATCTCACGCCTGGTGCTGGGCGAGCCGCTGGATCGGCTGATGAAGTCGGAGGTCCCATGGCTGCGGTGGGACCAGGGGCGCTATGACGCGACCAAGGCGCGCCTCGAGGCGAAGGGACCAGAGCACTTCACTCTGGATGATTGGCTCGAGGTCGTCGACCTGATCATCCAGCGCTATCTACCGGACGCCGTCATCCAGAGCGAGGCGCAATATCTGGCTGTCCGCGCGCAATTCGCGGGTATGATCCAGGCGAATATGGATCACCAGCAGGCCAAGCTGAATATGCCTGAGATCGATCGCCTCATGCATCTG